TGATTGAGCCGACCGGAACCTTTGCTTCCATTCAAGACCGGGGCATAAGTCGTGCCACCTGCGAGAAGTATGGCGTGACCCAGGCGGACAACAGGCACTTCTATCCGTACACCAACACCGACGGCATTACAATTGCTTACAAGGTACGCGAGGTAGAACACAAAAAGTTTTCCATCAAGGGAGACTTCACAGAGGCGCGGCTATTCGGTCAAAACCTGTTCCACCAGGGCGGTAAGTATGTCACGCTAGTGGAGGGCGAACTAGACGCCCTTGCAGCCTTCCAGATGACTGGGAGCCAGTGGCCTGTGGTGTCCATTCGCAATGGTGCTAACGCAGCCCTCAAGGATGCCAAGGCGCAGTACGAGTGGCTGAACACGTTTGACAACATCGTTATCTGCTTCGATGCCGATGAACCGGGCAAGAAGGCAGCTAAAGAGGTTGCAGAACTGTTCGGGCCGAAGGCTAAGATCGTCAAACACTTGTCGGGATACAAAGACGCCTGTGACTACTTGGTTGCTGGTGCAGGAAAGGAATTCGTAAATGAATGGTGGCGTGCTGAAGCATTTGTGCCAGATGGTATTGTCGATGCTGCTTCCCTCTGGGAGTCTGTCTCAACACCCGAGAAACCCGCAGAAGCATTCTACCCCTGGAAAGGCTTAAACAGGCTATTGTATGGTATTCGACCGGCTGAACTGGTTACTATCACGGCAGGCTCTGGTCTGGGTAAATCTCAGTTTCTACGCGAGGTGCTCTATCAAATCCTTCGGTCAACTGGCTGGAACATTGGCGCGATGTTTCTGGAGGAATCGGTACGCAAAACCGCCCGTAGCATCATGTCCGTCCATGCTAACAAGATGCTGCACCTGCCTGACACAGAGGTTACAGAATCCGAGCTTAAAGAGGCGTTTGATTCGACTCTGGGCACAGGCCGCATTTATCTGTTTGACCATTTTGGCTCTCTTGAGATTGAAAACGTCATCAGCCGAATTCGATACATGGCTAAAGCTCTGGATTGTCGCGTGGTTTTCCTTGACCATATTTCTATCGTTGTATCCGGCCAGGACTCAGGCGACGAACGCAAGGCCATCGACAACATGATGACCAAACTACGGACACTGGTACAGGAACTGGGTATCACCTTGTTTTGTGTGTCTCACCTGCGCCGTCCTGTGGGCAACGCAGGGCACGAAGATGGTCAGGCGGTGTCGTTGTCTCAGCTGCGTGGCTCTGGTGCCATTGCTCAGTTGTCGGATGCGGTCATTACGTTGGAACGCAACAGCATGGCAGAGGACGAAGAAGAACGACACACTACCAAGGTGGCGGTGGCAAAGAACCGGTTTAATGGCTACACTGGCCCTGCCTGTCACTTGCGTTTTGACACTGTTTCTGGTAGAATGCTGGAAGTGGAGGAGCAGCCGTTGTGAAAGAACTATATAATCTGCTGTGGGGCGGTATCTACCAATACACAGTGTTCACTTTCGAAGACAACTTGCTAGACAAAGCCTTGGACTTTGTTGAAGACATGCGAGAGCAGGGGTTGGTTGTGCAGGTTGAAGACGTTAAATTTGAAAAAGTACGCTATGAAAAATGAAATAACTTTAAGTTACGAAGTGGCTGAACATATCTTTAGGTTAATTAACGCGTCTGTGTCTCTTGCTGAAGAATTTTTTGAAACGTCCACAGGCCCGGTTACAACAGAAGCTATAGAAAAATTACGACAGGCGATCAACAACGCATACAAAGACTAAAGGACAAAATGAAACCCGATTACCATTCAATCAACGACGATGATATGTACATCTACGACATCTTTCGTGATCGAATCGTTAAGAACCTGGGCGGGGGCTACCACCGGTTTGATACTGTGTCCGTGAGTCACGGCCAGACTGCCATGCTTGGCCTGTCTCTAAAGAATTTTCTGTGGATGTGGAAACGTTTTCAAGAACCTACAAAGGAAGAAGCATGACTACTAAAAAAGTTAGCCTTCGCCAGATGGCTGAAGACCTGGGCTATGTGAAGAAGTTTGGCAAGTATTGGGAGTACGATTATTTCTCTATGTGGGATAACTACGGAGAAGGCCCGTGCGGTACGGCTATGGGTTCTGACTACAACAACACTCCGATTACTGCCGAACAAATGAAAGAAGAATGGATTAAAGAATACGGAAACGAGGCGCAAACAACATGATGGATGTCGAGTCGGTGGTGCAGCGGCTGTTTTCATTGGAGACTAAGTACTATGACCTCCAAAACAGATACCAAGCATTGATCCACCAATATGAGATTCTGAAAGAGAAATATGAAGCGGTTAGTGCTGGACATCGAGACGGACAGCAAGCACTCTACGATACACCTAGCGGTGACGCGGGACATTGACACCGGGGAAACAATAGTATGGAAAGAAGCAAGCCGCCTTCAGGAATATATAAAGGCCGCTACATTGATAATCGGCCACAATCTAATCGCCTTCGATGGACCGATCCTCAGGATTATCTGGAATATTTCGATAAACTTGAAGAAAGTGTTCGATACGTTGATAGCGTCAAGGTTGCTAGAGCCGAGCAGAGAGCAAGGGCACAGCCTCGACGCGTGGGGAAAGACGCTGGGGAAGGAGAAGATTGACTATGCCAAAGTCTGGGAATGGATCGAAGGACGACGACAAGAGTATCCTGGAGAATGTTTTGACAAACCCCAAGAAAATCTGCTTGTTGATTATTGCATACGGGATTGTCTTGTTACTGACCGACTCTATGCTCACCTTTGTAAAGAACTGAGCAAGAAAGAGTTTAGCCAGCAGTCTATCGACCTAGAACACAAGGTAGCCTTCATCATCTCAAGGCAGGAACGTAATGGATTCAAACTCGACCTACCCTTCGCAACCATGCTACTTGCTGACATCCAAGGAAAACTGGATGAAATATATGAGTCAATGCAACAGCGATGGCCACCCTACGAAGTCCCCCGCGTCAGCGAGAAAACAGGCAAGCAACTTAAGCCGCTGCTGGTTACTTTCAACCCCGGCAGTCGCAAGCAGATCGGAGAAAAACTGATCGAACTTGGCTGGAAGCCTAAAGACTTCACTCCTACGGGGCAACCCATAGTAGATGAAAACGTGCTAGACCGAATCGTTAAGGAATGTGATGGCTAAGATTGTCGTGCCCGTCAGCGGCGGTAAAGATTCCCAGGCGTGTTTAAAACTCGCTGTTGAGGCTTACGGCACTGCCGATGTTATTGGCCTCTTCTGCGATACACAGTGGGAACATCCGTTAACATACAAGCATATCGACACAATGGAACGTATTTATCGGGTTCCTATTGTGCGTGTTACTGGCGGTTCTGTTCCTGAGAAGGTTCGCAAGTATCAGCGGTTTCCTGTGCTTAGCCAGCGTTTCTGCACAGACGAACTAAAGATAAGGGAAACCAAGATTTTCCTAAAGAACTATGCAGAGCAGAATGGAGAGACACACGTTTGGTACGGGATGCGTCTGGACGAAAGCCACCAACGGAGAGAAAGATACAAAGACAAGTTAGACCAAGAACTGTATCTTCCGCACGAAGTTCTACGAAAGTATCCGAAATACTTGGCTAAGTTGGGTGTTCGGTTTAAGATGCCCATTCTGTCGTGGTCTTCCGAGGAAGTCCTAGACATCTTGGGAGACGAAAAGAACCCGCTTTATGGAATGGGTTTTGATAGGGTAGGCTGTTTTCCTTGCCTCGCTGCTGGAGACAAACAAAAAGTAAAGTTCTTTGAGTTTGACGACTTTGGCCGCGAACAGTACAAAAAGGTCATCCTGCTCCAACAGGAAACAGGCAAGAACATGTTTACAACCAAGAAATATCAGGAAGGTAATGGTTGCTCTATCTGCTCAATCTAAACAAGAGTTAAAAGAAACAGCTACGCTCATCCGAGACTACCTGCTGCTTCAGAAGCGCATCGCGCAGATCAAGTCGTGGATTGACGAAGTAGGCAACGACGGCAGGGTACACGGCAAGGTCATCACCAACGGGGCTGTTACGGGCCGCATGACGCACAGTAGCCCTAACATGGCTCAGGTGCCTAATGCTGGTTCTGTCTATGGCCCAGAATGCCGCCAATGTTGGACTGTTGAAGACGGGAACATGCTGGTGGGCTGCGATGCCTCTGGCCTGGAACTGCGTATGCTGGCTCATTACATGCAAGACAAGGAATACACCCATGCGGTCGTTTCAGGATCGTCGAAAGACGGAACGGACATCCACACGAAGAACCAGAAAGCGGCTGGCCTACAAACGCGGGATCAGGCAAAGACATTCATCTACGCCTTCCTCTACGGGGCAGGCCCAGCGAAGATCGGCAGCATTGTTGGTGGTACTGCAAAGGACGGACAAAAACTTATTGATTCCTTCCTTGATGCGACTCCCGCGCTCAAGGCTCTACGAAATAAGGTATCCAAGTATGCAGGCAAGGGTTATGTACCGGGGCTTGATGGTCGCAAGATATGGGTACGCTCCGAGCATTCCGCACTTAATAGCCTACTACAAGGCGCAGGCGCAATTGTAATGAAGCAGGCTCTGGTGCTGTTTGACGAGAAGATCAGGCGCAACCGGTGGCCTGTAAAGCTCGTGGTCAATGTTCATGATGAATTACAATGGGAGACTTCTCCTGAGTTTGTTGAACTTACAGGGAAAGCCTGCGTAGAGTCCATTGAAGAAGCAGGGAAGGTTTTTAATCTTCGCTGCCCCGTCACAGGAGAGTATAAATATGGCAAAACATGGCGAGACACCCACTGACCGCATAGTAGTAGATGTGTTCAAAGACTCTTATCAACTCAGCCACACAGCGGGGCTAGACATCATGGAGGTGGCCACTCTGTTGTATTTGTGCCTACAAGAGATAGAAAAAACCCTCGACTCTTGCGAGGATATTCCAACTATGCTACAATAGCGTTTTGCATCGGTGGTGGAATAGGTAGACAAGGCGGACTTAAAATTCGTTGCCGATAGGCGTGAGGGTTCGAGTCCCTCCCGATGCACCATAGCCCCTGTAGCATGAAGGTCGTGCAGTTGCCTTGTAAGCATCAGGCCCTGGTTCGATTCCGGGCAGGGGCACCATTAACTTTAAGGAAAATGAAATGAGCATTTCTGAGAAACCCGTCAAAATCTCCGGTCAACTGTTCTGGTCTAACTGGATGAGCGAACTCAACACCAAGTTCAACGAAGACAACAAGAAGTACGAATGTACCCTTGGTGCTCTGTCGGACAAGGCTGTTGAGGCTCTGGAAGGTCTGGGCGTGAAGATCAAGGAAAAAGATACGATGGGTAAGTACATCGTCGCCAAGTCGAACTTCGTGTTTGAGCCGGTAGACGAAGACGGCAACCCCGTGGACATCAAGAAGATCGGCAACGGCACCAAGGCAGTCGCCATTGTGTCCAGCTACCGCCACAAGATGTCTGCCAAGTACGGCGCTGCTCCTAGCATCCGTAAGTTGATCGTGACTGAACTCAAGGTATACAGCCCCGATACGGCTCTCAACGAAGAAACGGATGATGTCCTCTAAACTGGCTTTGGTTGATGCCGACGTAATGGTTTATCGTGTCGGCTTCGCCACCGAGGATAACTCTGAGCAACTGGCTAGGGCACGGCTTGTCGAGTGGTTTACAGACATTGTGTACATCGACCTCAAATGCGATGACTACAAAGCCTGGATCACCGGCAAGTCCAACTTCAGGTACGACATTGCCAAGCATGTTCCTTACAAGGGCAATCGCAAAGACCTGAAGAAGCCCAAGCACTATGCTTACCTTCGGGACGTACTGGTTAAACGGCTACACGCAGAGGTGACAGAGGGAGAAGAAGCAGATGACGCTGTTGGCATTGCTTCTACCCTGCACCCCGATGCGTGGATCGTCCATGTCGATAAAGACCTGGATCAACTGCCGGGTAACCACTACAACCCGGTCAAGAAAGAACAATACGTTGTGACACCATTTGAGGGATTGCAGTCGTTTTATAAGCAACTGCTTACGGGTGATCGTACAGACAACATCGAGGGCATACATGGAATCGGCCCTACAAAGTCTGCCAAGATCATCAAGGGGTGTCAAACCGAGGAAGAACTATTTGAGGCTGTATGGAAAACTTATCAGAAACACAACCAGCCTATCGAAAGGCTACTGGAAAACGGTCAACTGCTATGGCTTCGGAGGGAGCCGGGACAGATCTGGTCGCCGCCTTCCAACTTGCCGGTAGCACTTGGTCAGTCCAGTTAAGCCCCGACATTACAGAGATGGGCTACTGTGACTCCGAGGCTCACGTTATCAAGATTCGCAGCAACCTCAGCGAACAGGCGCGTATGGCTACGTTCTACCACGAACTTGTCCACGCCATCCTGTTCACTATGGGTCAGACAAACCACAACGAGGAGTTTGTAGACACCTTCGGTGGTTTCATGCACCAGTTTATGAACACTAAAGAATGAAGACTTCCAGCGCAAAACAAAAAGGCCGTAAGCTACAGCAGTGGGTACGAGATAAGATGTACCAATACTGCCACGCTCTACGGCCTGGGGATGTGGAATCAACGTCTATGGGTGCCGGTGGTGAGGATGTCAAGTTGTCTCCCCATGCCCGTGACTTCTACCCCATCCAGATTGAGTGTAAGTCTTACGCCAAGTTTGCCATTTACGAAGTCTACAAACAAGCCTGTACGCACGGCACCTACGAGCCGGTAGCAATCATCAAGCAAAACAACTGCAAGCCCTTGGCTGTGGTAGATGCTGATTATTTCTTCCGCATGTTCGGGCACGAAAAGAACCCTAACGTATGAGCGACATTCAATTTACAGTAACGCATCTGCGCGACAACGAAGACGGGTCAGCAGACTTTACTTTCAATATGTCAGACGAGCAAAAGAACAACATTGTGCGGTGGGCCATCATTGAGATGCTCCGCAAAGCAATCGAAGAAGGAAAGAACCTTGACCCAGGTAAAGACAATTTGGAAGACGCCTGACGCTGAGTACCTTCTAGCGTTCATGGCCCGGGTGTCTAACCCGCACAACCAACACAACAACGAATCGGCTCCCAAGTTGCTGCGCTACCTCATCAAGCATAAGCACTGGAGTCCTTTCGAAATGGTGTCGGTATGTATGGAGATCAAGACAACCCGAGACATTGCCCGTCAAATCCTGCGCCACCGTTCCTTCAGTTTCCAAGAATTCAGCCAACGCTATGCCGTGGCAGACGACTTTGAAACCAGCGAACCCCGGTTGCAGGACGAAAAGAACAGGCAAAACAGCATCCCCGTCGAAGACCGGGAACTGTACAAGTGGTGGGAAGACCGGCAAACCGATGTACTTGCAGAGGCTAAACGAGCCTACGCCGAAGCCCTCAACAACGGTATTGCCAAAGAGGTTGCCCGTAAGGTTCTGCCTGAGGGACTCACCATGAGCAGTATGTATATGTCTGGTACGCTGCGTAGCTGGCTACACTATGTAGACATCCGCTGCGGCCCAGAGACACAGAAGGAGCACCGCGACGTAGCCCTCCTGTGCAAAGCCGAACTAGAGAAATACTTTCCTAATGTAATGGAAGCCTTTATTGGAGTCTAACATGACAGACGACAACGAATACATGAGTCACTACACTTTTGCCTATCGAAACTTCGATGAGAACAAAAGCGTAGAATTCAACCAGTCCTTCGACGACTGCGTTACCTGGCCTACTGTGCTGAATGCCTTTACTGACTTCCTGAGCAGCGTGTACGGCTACGATGTGTCAAGCAAGGTGCGCATCGAGGCCAGCAAGTATGGCATCGACCAAGGCTGGTCTGGTGGCTACTTTGACAAAGACGACGCTGATGCTCAGTTTGTAAAGAAAGCAGACCGCGACGAATTCTACAACATGTTTGATGACGGCCAAGATGAAGATTTTGCTCCTTGACATCGAGTCTGCCCCTAACACAGCCTATGTGTGGGGGCTTTTTAAACAGAACATCAGCATCTCTCAAATCGTTAACTCGTCTGAGATGCTGTGCTGGGCTGCTAAGTGGCTCGGTCAGGACACAGTAGAGTTTGCCTCTATCATGGGCGGTAAGCGTAAGATGCTCCAACGCATCCATACCCTGCTCAATGAGGCCGACGCTGTGGTGCACTACAATGGTAGCCGGTTTGACATCCCCACGCTCAACAAAGAATTCCTGTTGGCTGGTATGGCTCCTCCGGCTCCGTATGCCCAAATCGACCTGCTTCAGACCGCCCGTAGGCAGTTCCGATTCCCGTCTAACAAACTGGATTATGTCGGTCAAGCCCTCGGCGTAGGCCGCAAAGAAGGCCACGAAGGGTTTGAATTGTGGATCAAGTGCATGAACCGCGACAAGGATGCTTGGCAACGCATGGAAGCCTACAACAAGCAAGACGTTGTACTGCTTGAACAGGTGTACTTCAAGTTCCTGCCGTGGATCAAGAACCATCCCAACCGAGGCGTACACTCTGAGACTCCGCTTGTGTGTCCTACCTGCGGGTCTAACGAGGTGCGTAAGCGTGGCTTTAACGTCACCAAGGCCGGTAAGTATCAGCGGTATCAGTGCAACGGCTGTGGCTCTTGGTCTAGCCAGCGTACCGGTGCTAAGTTGGATGAACTTGTGCTGAAGGCGGTGTGATGCGAGAATGCAGCAACTGCTTCTATCGTGAGTTTGATCGCGGCTATTCTGCCTGTGTTACTTGCAGCGGCTACGCTAATTGGACTGCCAGGGACACTTACTTAAAGGAATATTTGGTGGAAGAAGACGTTGTTAACAGCCCCAAGCACTACACGCATGGCGGCATTGAACCTATCGACGCTATCGAGGCATGGGGTCTTAACTTCCGGCTGGCTAACGTGGTCAAATACGTTGCCCGTGCAGAGCACAAGGGCAGGCCGCTGGAAGACCTCAAGAAAGCCCTGTGGTATCTACAAAGAGAGATCAGTAAACGTGAGTCCAACGCTTGACGAATTAAAACAGGAACTCAAGAAACTCGATGAGGTAACACTGCTGGAGGTGCTAGACATCACCACAATGGAACTTGTCGAGTATCTTGATGACTACATTGACCAAAAACAACAAAAACTTTTTAGGACACTTTATGGCTGAAATGACTCCATACCAAAACTACATTGCCAAATCGCGCTATTCCCGGTTCCTTGACGATAAAGGTCGTCGTGAGCACTGGCCTGAGACAGTAGCACGTTACTTCGACTTCATGGAGAAACATCTGAAGAAGAAGTTTGAATATGAACTTGACCCTGCACTCCGTAAGGAACTGGAGGAGGCTGTTACTAACCTGGAAGTAATGCCGTCCATGCGCGCCATTATGACCGCAGGGGATGCACTTGACCGTCAGAACGTTGCTGGCTATAATTGCTCTTATCTACCTATTGATGATCCGAAGGCTTTTGACGAAGCCATGTATATCCTTCTCTGTGGAACCGGCGTTGGTTTCAGCGTGGAGCAAAAGTATGTCAGTCGTCTGCCAGAGATTCCGGATGCTTTGTTTGAGTCTAACACTATGGTGGTTGTTAAAGACTCCAAAGAAGGCTGGGCAAAGGCTCTCCGTCAGGTCATCGCGTTACTGTATGCCGGTGAGATTCCCAAATGGGACGTATCTGGCGTACGTGCCGCAGGAACCCGGCTCAAGACATTCGGGGGTCGTGCTTCTGGGCCAGAGCCTCTGGTTGAACTGTTCCGCTATGTGGTTTCTAAGTTCAAGGGAGCAGCCGGTCGGAAACTCACCAGCCTGGAGGCGCACGACATTCTCTGCAAGGTTGGCGAAGTGGTGGTTGTGGGCGGAGTACGCCGAAGTGCTATGATTAGCCTGTCAGACCTGTCAGACGACCGTATGGCACATGCCAAGGCCGGTAACTGGTGGGAAGGGCAGGGCCAACGTGCTTTGGCTAACAACAGCGCGGTGTACACGGTGAAGCCGGATGTCGGTCAGTTCATGCGTGAGTGGAGCAGCATTTATGAGAGTCATTCGGGAGAGCGCGGAATCTTTAATCGCTATGCTTCGGAATTGCAGTCAAGTAAGAATGGTCGCCGTAAGCTGGAGCAAGAGTGGGGCACTAACCCTTGCAGTGAGATTATTCTTCGCCCTTATCAGTTTTGTAACCTATCCTCTGTTGTTGTGCGTAGCGGCGATACTCTGGATCGACTACGGGATAAGATTCGCATTGCGACTATTCTCGGCACTTTTCAGTCCACGCTAACGCACTTCCCGTACCTGCGTAAGATTTGGCAGACCAACACAGAGGAAGAACGTCTGTTGGGTGTCTCAATGACCGGTATCCTGGATAACCCGTTGCTGAATAATCCCGACAATCCCGCACTTCCTGCTATTCTAGAAGGACTAAAAGCACATGCTGTGGCTGTTAATGCTGAGTTTGCTGATGATATTGGCATCCCTCGTAGTGCAGCTATTACCGCTGTTAAGCCCGAGGGTACAGTCTCTCAGCTTACTGGCACTGCTAGCGGTATCCACCCTCAGCATAGTCAGTATTATATTCGTCGGGTACGTTCCGATAATAAAGACCCTCTTACTGCTTTCCTGAAGTCTCAAGGGTTCCCGTCTGAGCCTTGTGTTATGAAGCCTGAGTCCACCACGGTGTTCAGCTTCCCGATGCGGGTGGAGAAGGGCGCAGTGTTCCGCGAAGACCTGTCAGCCATCCAGCACCTGCGGCTGTGGCTGCTGTTCCAGCGTCACTACTGTGAGCACAAGCCTTCGGTGACTATCAGCGTTAAAGAGACTGAGTGGCCGGAAGTCGGTGCATGGGTGTGGAAGAACTTTGACGAGATTACAGGTGTGTCGTTCCTGCCAATGGACGGCGGCACCTATCGTCAGGCTCCCTACGAAACCATCACCGAGTATGAGTACCACGACATGGCCTCTAAGATGCCCACAGGTATTGATTGGGACAAGTTCATCGAGGGTACCGACAACGTTGAAGGTGTACAACAACTGGCCTGCACTGCGGGTGTGTGCGAGATTTAATGATCTTAGTACGCTTCCGCCAGGGTATCGGCTTAGACATCGAGTACAACGACGACATCTGCCACAGGGTGGCCTATGAGGAAGACGAAGAAGGTCTTCTCATGTTCATGGGCATCCTGCTAAAGATTCCATTCTTTACAATCTACATCGGTGAATTCATAGAAGACACTGAATAAACAAAAAAGCCCCGTAACCTAATAAGTTATCGGGGCGTCTTTACATGGAAATGTGGAAAAAGATAGAAGGGTTTGAAACCTATCAAGTTTCTAGTATTGGTCAAGTGAAATCGTTACCTAATGATAAAACTAAAAAAGAAAAGATACTAAAACCTTTTTATTCACAAGGTTATCCTAAAGTACACCTTTGGAAAGAAGGAGTAAGAAAAAAGAGATCAGTGCATTCTTTAGTGGCTGATGCTTTCTTAGAAAAACCAAAACAAGAAGGTCTTGTTATAAACCATAAAAATGGAAATAAAGCAGACGCTTCTTACCAAAATTTAGAGTGGGTAACTATTAAAGAAAACAACTTTCATAGGTATCATAAAACAACAGACATAAAACAAATCTACATTGAAAAAATAAAAAGGATAATGCTAAAACAAGGTATAACAAAAGATGACCTATAAAAATGCCCCGTCGGAGCAATCCTTCGGGGCTTTATCATTTGTACTGTCTTATGCCCATACACGCATCGGTGTTGCCACCTCCACGGCATAGGGTTCCAGTACAGTACCGTCTTCTTCGTCTACCAAGCGTACATTCACATGCCAGCCAGGTAAAGCAGTCATCACAGGTTCTTCTTCAGTACCGGTATTCTTATAGATCACACCAACGGTGTCGATGTTCCGATACTTCTGTGTCTCTCCATCAAACAGCACTGCCTTGGCAGCATCTTCGGAGGAAAACTTCAAGTAATAATCCATAGTCACTCCTTAGCGTGTCAAAGCCTGTAACTGCGCGTTGGTGACACGCTGCGGGTAGAAGGCGATCTTGCGGATGGTGCCGTTGAGCCAGTTGCCGGAGCCGCTTTGATTCCCCAAAAGCATCCTGTTTACCGTGGGCACAGAACCTGACGTATCTGTGTTTTGCAGGGTGCCCGCAACAGCAAAAGCAAAATCGTTGATCTTGTACGCAATAGCCGCTTTGGAATTGCCGTTATTTGTGTTTGTATCAAAGACAGCTTGGTTTACGCCGCCAACCTGAATTGCGTAGGTTTGGTCTGTGTACGATGACAGTACCCGAGCCAGACTAATGATTCTGTTGTTTGCTGTTCCGTCATCAATTTGCAATTTGTATGGAAATTGGTTTGTTCCCGCGTATGTGATGTTTGTTTGAGCATCAACGTAAATCGTCCCCTCACTCGCGTTGTACCAGCTACTGAAGTTCGTCCCCGTCATGCTGGCGCTGTCAGCAGCGCGGGTGGCCTGTGATGCCACGGTGGCGATGTAACTGGTGGGGAAGGCCCCGGCTTCTAGCTGGGCGCCCCATGCGTAAACGGTGCCCGCGCCGATGTTGTTGACTTGCAGGTTGTATGCCGCAGCAGTTGCTGCCGATGTTGTCACCGTAAACCGCTGCCACGATGTTGTGATCGTTACGTTGGCTGTGCCAATGTTGGTGAACGGAGAAGCCGCCAAATAAACAACCAACTGAGCCGACACAGTTCCAGAAGAACAGCGAAGCCAAATGCTTCCTGTATGAACAACCGCTGTCAGCGTAGCGCCCTGACCAACGGATGAACTGCTGCCGGTGGCAACAATCTTTGTTGCGGAGTTCGTTCCGTCTGGCGCGATGACTTCGTTTGTGTTGTTCGCAATAGAAGTCAAGTTGGCATTGAACCACGGGGAGGTCGCCAGTTCTGCACTCCGCAGCAGCAAATTCGTCCGCTGCTCCTCAATCAGCAGCCCATCAGCCGCCAGCGTTGCTGGGTTGTAAGTAAAGCGAGGCGCTCCGTTGGCCGCTGTGGTGGTGGCGTAGTACGGACCTGCGGTGGAGGCGGCTTCTAACTGGGCGCCCCAGATGAAGATGCCGCTGGTGCCGTCTCCGGTATACGCCTGCGTAGCGTTAGCCGAAGCGATACCGACGCGGCACTCACCGTTTGCCGTGCTCGACGCTGCCAACGTAAATATACAACGATACCAGCCGTTACCTGCATTGGTAATAGACGCAGTTCCGCCAGAAGTGAACCCGACAACCCCGGTGCTAAGGTCGAAATATGCTGTCGTGTCAGCGAAAGCGCCAAGCAACCGAAGAACCACCCAAGACCGCTCTGCGCGTTTGACAAAGCATGAGAACGTGTAAGTCGTGCCGCTTGTGACAGCAACAAACTGCGCTGTGGAATGGCTTGCTGTTGCAGTGTTCTCTACTAGCTTGTCGCCAGTCAACGCACCGTCAGGCGCAACAATGGTGTTGCTGGTAACGCTTGTGTTGATGGTGCTCCATGTGGTCGTAAAGTCCTCAGACCGCAGCAGCAAGTTATACGTCGCACGCTGCAGCACCCCGGCGCT